TTGTGGTACTCGCCGCTGCCTGATCTGTAGTGTCTTGAAACGCCCCGTAAGGCACTGCGTCTGCTATGGCAGCAGCAGAGTAGGGGACGAACAGAATAATGCTGTCAGGACTGATCCTGGCGTCGTACAGGGTGGTTGTTGTAGCGTTGCCAGTCGCAAGCGTAAGCAGACCGACAGAGTTGACCTTACCGTCAAGAATCCGGTTGACGATTTCGGCAGTCTCTCGCGGATTGCCACCCTGTTGAGGTAGCCGACGAAACATCATCGACCCCCACAGGGAACGAGATCGAGATCAGTACCGACTAGGCTTGACCAGTTGCCAGTTGGTACAACAGAAAGACGATGATACTTCCCGCGACTGCGTAGAGACACGCGATTGTCAGAATCAGCAGCAACAGGACTCGCATAGCTGATGTTCCCGTCCAGCCGTTTTCTTGACGCTATCGCAATGGTCGCTGATCCACCGTCAATAATCGGCCTTGCAAGCGTTGCGAGAGTCTCAAGACCCTGCGCCTCAATATCGCCAGTCTGCAACTCAGCAGTAAGTGCCGAGCCACCAAACGAAATGAGTTTAGCACCGCTCACCCCTCCGGCTAACAGCTTTCCACCCACCCAAATGCGAGAGTCTAGGCTTGCAGGAACAGTGTCCAGCGTCGGATACAAAGCACTCAAGGCTTCTAAGTCCGTCCCGCTGGTGGCAATCGTCGAGATGAAGTTTGCAGTGGTGTCGCCGTGACTCCACTTGTCCGTAGACCAGTTATAAACCAGCAACTGTTTGTTGGCGAAGATGTCTGTAAAGCACCAGCTTACCGTCTTGTTGATCGGGTCTACCGCTGCCGACATCTGGTCAAATTTACCGGGATCGCAGATGTCGAAGAACCACCGATCTATCCGCTCGCTCCCGATAGGCTTCGCCTGCTGACCGTCAGTCACATAGAAGCCATCGTCAGACAAAAAATAAGTCAGCGCACCGTACCGCACGACAGAACGGGATTCGTAACACCCAAGAGCCGAAGTAACGTTATCAAACTGGAAGAACAGCGGAGCGCCGACATACGTCATCCGTACAACGGAGCGTTCCAGCAAAACAATCCCAAACTCACCACCAGTGATGCCGCGGATCTCGCCACCGTCTGGAATGTCCTGTGTGTCGGATTGACTTGCAATACCAGCAGTCCAGTCGGTCTCATCGTTGATGTCCGACCAGTACACGCGATTGGGATAGGTTGAGGTCTTGCCTGCAACCACAAAGTCTCGGACGGTCGTCACAAACTGTGCGCTAGGAGCAGCAGCAGCAAGGTCGGCAAAGTTGGAGGATGACCCGACCGTCCACGATTGCAGTTTGTCTACACCGTTGGCACCGATCACCTTCTGACCGAACTGCGTGAACGTCCACAGCGTCGTTGCCGTGTACGCTGATGCAGTACGCGATACGTCCATCAGATACTTGTACGTTACCGCTGTGCCACCAGACGAGTACGCTGTGAACCCTGTTGAGTTCACCCCGTTCAGGCTGAACGTATTCGCATCGATCCTGGTGATCGTATAGGTGTTGCCGTTCAACTGAGTCATGCCGACAACACCGGAAATCGTCACCTGTACGCCAGTGCGAAACCCGTGACCGGCAGATGTAATCACACAAGGGTTAGCCTGCGTTGCTCCGGTAATCGTGACGCTTTTCGTCGGGAAGTAACGCCAGAGATAGTTAGCACTCGCACCGAACAGAACAGTGTCAGCCACCCAGCGACCAACAAAACAAGTCAGAAGATTTTCGGTTGCAGCGTTGGAGAAATCGGCAGCAGCAGGCATCGGCCCGTAACCTACAAGCGTAGGCAGGACGTTCTTTGCCTCAACCAGACTGTCGGCAATACCCGGACGGTCTGGCGTCCACTGACCGAAATTTACTCTCATGCCCAGGGTAGCGCCGGAGCCACAATCGGAGGATTCTTCTGGTTCTCGATCTGCTGTGCCACCGCAGCTTCGGTCGCGTCCTTGTCAACCCCATTCGCCCAGATCCATCCCAACACTTCGTCCTGCGTGAGTTGGTCGTAGGGGACAAAGCTCGCCGGGTTCGGGCCGGGAACAGAGCAGGTTGAGTAGACAGAGGCAGAGTAGGTCTTGTCACCATCTACTTCGGTCTTGGAAACGCGCCAGTGGACGCAATAGACAACATCGCTCAGGTTGTCTTCTGAGACTTTGCAGTCCATCGCCGATACGGTCCATTCCATGATTAAGCTCCTTTGTTACAAGAATGGGTAAATTTTAAAAGTCGTCCAAGCCATCCAATGTGTTCCCCACATTTCTGACAGCGCCAGCTTGGTTGGTTCATGATTAAGCTCCTTTGAGTGCGGCCACTTCGGCCTTGAGTTCGTTGATCATTGCTTGCTGCTCTTGAATGGCTTTAGTTAGCAAGGCGACCATGTGGCCGTAATGCAGTGCATCCGGTTCATTTGCATCGTTGTACGCTACAAACTCTGTTAATCCGGCGGCATGAACTTCTTCCGCAATCAATCCGCCAAATACTGTATCGCCATTGTTAATGCCTTTATATGTAACCGGACGAAGTTGCATGACTTCTGCCAGACCGTGTGTGGCATTTTGAACGTCTGTTTTATAACGCCGCGACGACGTTGATCGATACAACAAGCCATCTGAATTAACGTATACGTTTGCCGCCGATGCGTCTGTTTTGTTGTAAACAGCAGTTGCCCTGACAAAACCATCGTTGCGGCAACCAAATACTTCGGTGTCGTTGTTATAAACGGTGTAAAACGTATAGTTTGTGTTTGTAGTATCAGAACTTCCAGAAATATGTAGTCCCGGAACTTCTCCCCCAGCAGGAGAATTTCTGTTTATAAGCACTAACCCACCGCTGGTGATACGGGCGCGTTCTGACAGAGTTCCGCCGTTTGTAGTGCTGAATGTCAGTGCGCCGGACGTGCCTGATCCGGTGCGAACACCTGCAATACGGCCAGCCATTGAGCTTTCATCGCCCTGAGTTCCACTGGAGGCTTCAAAATCAATGGAAGCTGACGAGCTAGTAGTCCCATCACCATTTCGCAGAATCAAGGCTTTGAAGTTTGTCGCAGACGAACCAGCGGAAACAAGTCGGGCGGCGGCGGTGGTGGCTCCGACGACAAAGTTCCCACTAGCATCCAGCGTCATTGCTTGGACCATTACCGTGTCGTTATCAATGACAGGAGTGGATGTTGATCTGTACCACTCGTGTTGACCACCGGCCATCTGATAACGATTTGCTGCTGCGGCAGCAATGTACTTGAATACGCTTCCGTCGTAATAAGCATTTGCAAGTATGTATGCGGAGTTCGCAAACCCAGCAAATGCCGCATTTTTTATTTGCAATGCTGTCAACGTGCTCCAGTTCGCACTAGGCGTCACCCCCAGACCGAGGTTGCCGGAGGCGTCGAGGTACAGCAACGACGCAGAGGCAGCGTTATCAACAGCAAGTGCGTATTTGCCTGCGTTTGCGCCGCCAGCTTTGATATAAACACCGTTACCGTTTGCGGTGTCCGTGTTAAAAAACGCAGCAATTGCTGTACTTGCTACAGAAGCTGTGACATATAGTTTGGTTGTTGGCGCATTCGTCCCAATCCCAACATCCCCAGCCGCAGTCACTACAAACGGCGTCGCGTCCGGGTTGGCGCTATCCTCCACCTCTAGCGCATTGCCAGTACCCGTCTGCGTGATCCTGAGTGCTGGAGTGGTGGCGTTCACCACCATGACATAACTGTCGCCTGCTTGTGCGGCTTGGATCTGCGGGACTGCTGTGTTGAGAAGAAGTGCTTCGTAAACAGCCATGATTTACCTCAAATTGGGTAGTATTCTGTTCCGTCACTCGTCTTGACGGATGATGCAACCGTGTAGTCAACCCCTGACCCATCCCTCACCGGCAGGCCAATCGTGTAATCCGTCCCTGCACTATCTTTCACGATGAACGGAGCACCAGGGACAGGCACATAACCACCGAGTGATCGGAGGTTAGGCAGCTTCAGGTTAAGACCGAGCAACATTACAGCAGTCCAACAATGTTGCTGGCAGTCGTGTTGGTTGACCAGACCCGTCGAGCCATCACCGGCAGGATGACGCCAGCAGGGACGTTGTAGAAGATTACGCTTCCACCGCCGGTGTCGTTGATCCGCACGTTACCCGACCCGCCGATGTAGAGCGCACGAACTGGCGCAACCAGATCAGAGTCGGCAGGAGTGATAGCAATGCAGTTGACTGCACAACTATCGGGTGTCGTTGAGAATGGTGCAGCCATGTTAGACCTCTACCCACGAACTGGATGATGTTGAAGAATCTTGCCACAAGTTAGTGACCGGAACAAACGTCGTGCCGCTGCTGTCTTTGACTTCTCGCGGCACCACAAACTGAACAGCAGAACTTGATAAAACAATCAGCGAAGCCTGATACTGCACCCCGTTACTAGCCCTGACCAGAAAACTAGATTCTGTCGGGTCAATACGAGTCCAAACATTACTGTCACCTCGTACCTCTAGCCATCCACCTGTTACAGATACACCTAGACCGCTGAACGGCGACTCTGCAAATGATGAGAACCCAAACATTAGAACGTCACTTCCGTCGTCTCAATTTTGCACGCCCACCGGATCGTCGTCGAAGCCTGACCAGTTACAGTTACCGCTAAACCACCGTTTGTCGTGTCAGCAGACAAAGCAACAGCCCAAGTAGACGCGCCTGCATCCGCATACGGACTTGTAACAGTCGATCCAGTGAGCGTTGTTGACCCAGCCGTTAGACCTTTCTTGATCTGCCCGTCAAACGTCCATGACTTCGTATCACCACCACCAGTCACAGTTGCAATGACAGTGCCCTTGAAGAAGTACGCACTGTTAAACGGCAGAATCAGTTGATTGGTCGCGCCTGCCGACGAAGTGTTAGACCGCAGGATGGTAGACAGCGCAGAGATCGTCACTGCACCAATGATCAGCAAACCACCTTGAGAAGCACCAGCTTTTGACGCTACTGGAGTCAAACACGCAGGGAATGCGTGATACCCAACAACACTCCTGGTTGACCCATACGCACCACCAAGAATCGCAGAATGAGAGGAGTTGGCTTGATGGTTTTGGCCTCCACCAACCACCGCATATGCGCCTGACGTGGTGTTTGTATACCCACCCAAAACAGCGGAGTATGAGCCACTAGCAACATTCAACTCCCCCCCAGCAACCGTAGCGTACGTGCCAATAGCTTCGTTACTCAGTCCACCACCAATTGCTGTATTGACAGCAGAGGCGACGTTCAACCGTCCTCCAGCAATTGCAGCATAAGTTGCGCTTGCGGTATTCGACCGGCCCCCGCTAACAGTTGAATACTGACCAGAAGCGGTGCTGCCCAGACCGCCACTAAGTGTTGCGTAACTTGCTGAAGCAGTGTTCGTACTACCGCCGCCAACGAAAGAAAAATCTCCGCTGGCAGTGTTTGTGCCTCCACCTACGAGAGCTGAATATGAACCAGACCCAGTGTTGGTAATCCCACCGCCCAAGAAAGAATAAATTGATTGCAGCGTATTGGTGTAGCCGCCGCCGATGATGGAATACTCTTGTGAAACCGTGTTACCTCGACCACCTACAACAGCGGCAAGTGAGGCAGAAGCAGTATTGTTATAACCCCCACCGATAAACGTCTGTGCAAATGAAGCAATGTTTGAGTCACCACCGCCAATGGTAGAAAAATTCCCACTTGCTTGATTAAACGTCCCACCACCGATAGCGGAGCCATTTCCCGTTGCAGCGTTTGCTGATCCACCTGCAACAACCGACTGATCTGCTGTTGACTTGTTATAAAACCCGCCACTGATAACAGAACCTGATCCGCTTGCAACAGACTCAGACAATGACCTTATGATCTGCCAGTCAACAGCACCACCACCGCGCTTACTGCCACCAGCAGACGTTCCATCCGGCACTTGAGCAAGGATGGCTCCTATCCCTTTCGGCGACAATGCAATGTCACCGTCAGTCGTAGAAACAGCAGACGCTATTTTTGCAACATTTACAGTGGCATTCGGGACAGCAGAACTGACGCTAAAGGTAACAGGGCCAATGTCTGTGCCGATAGCTTTGCCAGCAGGATAGGTGCAGAACACATCTTTCTGCCCACCCGAAAACGATACGAGACCACCGCCATTAGAACTGGCAAGCACGACGTCTCTTGATAGTGTCCCAGGACCAACTGTCCCAAGTCCGACTTCCCATTCCGCTACACCTTGGATGCAGTAATAGGTTGTATTACCAATCCCGATAGACGAGAAGCCTTGGAACCCTTGCGAGGCACCCAACAAACTGAGCGTGCCATTGCCAACTGTTGCGGTCGTCTCTTTGACGCGATCTTTTAGTACGAGCGCCATTATCGACTCACTCGCATTGTCAACGGTGATGCACTGAACTCAGCATCGTCGTCAGACTTCGTAAGACTGTTGATGCCACGCTGGTACAACGTCGCCCAGGTCTGCAATCGTGCGTCGTTCATGAGATACGGTTCAGCCTCGCCTAGCGAGCCATACAGCAAACAATCCATCGCGTTTGCCGTCCAGACGTTCGTCGTCTGCGTGCTCGAGAGGAAGGGTGGCGAAGCGTAGTAAAGCATATACAGCGTATACGCAGTGTCAGGGTAGGGTGCGAACTTGAACTCGTCTGCCAGGATCGTGTAGCGAGTTGGCTTGCCAGAGTACGTAGACTGAGCGTTGCTCGTAAACAATGACGGAGTGAGGTAGATCACCGGCTGAAGCGGGTCTCCATCGACGTACAGATCACGCATCTGGAGAAAGTCTGACGGTAGCTGCACCGTCGCATCACCGCTCGTGGTCGAGGTGGTGACGTTCTTCAGCATCTGACGGATGCGAAGTTCTCGACGTAAGCGAATCTCTGCCAGCCGAATGAAGTCAGGGATCTGGCTACTTAGATCGCTTCTTGCGAGATAGTTTGCGATTGCGGTTTGCAGATCGCTGTAGGTCGTTAGGGCCATGCTTTACGTCGTCCCATCCGAATGTCTTGACTCCGATATGCCCGATGTGCATCGACAATTCGTGGTCTACCCAGACAGGAATGTCGTTTTCCATGCAGCGGACACAGAAAGTGACGTCTTCCCCAATTACGTTCCCATGATCCGTCCAGATGATGTCAAACCAAGGACGGGGAACCTTCTCAAACACTTCTCTACTGACAAGCGTACACGCAAAACCGACCGCTGTCACCTGCTCAATTCCATGCTTACCCCGTGACTCTACCTTGTGCCACACCTGATACGGCTCGCCTTCAGGCTTGCCATTCAGCATCTCCCGCTCAATCTTGAGATTCAGCGCAGTCGGGAGAATCGGCTCTCTCCTGGTGGTGGCATTAGTCCCGATCATCGACACTTGCCTTGACTGAAGAATCTCCAGCGCGTTAGCAGGAAACCGTTGATCCGAGTCAATCCACAACGTCTGATCTGCACCCCACTCCAGAGCCTCGGATGCCAGCTTCTCCCTTTGCGTGAAGATCAGCGTCCCAGGCATCTGCAATAACTGGATGTCGTTTACTCCACGCTTGGCCTCGTAAGCGCACAGCCTAGCAAGGTCGAAACAGAATCCAGACATCACCTCGTCCCGGCATGGGACACAGATTGCAACTTTCAAATATGCCCCGGATGAGTTCTGAAAAATCGGTTGTCAGGATTGTTTAGGAAAGCCTTAAACGCAGTCTGATCTATTACGTGAAAGCCGCGCATGACCCCCTTTGCGTTCAGGTCATCAATCAGCGTCAGCGGAAGTCGAGCAATGTGCGTGATTACATCGTCGAACTTCTTGGGCGCATCGTTGAACTGACGTTTGTTCGCCTCGATGATTTCGGAGACATCCTGTTTTGTCTCCAGAATCACACCGCCATCAGTC